AGGCTGGACTTCAGAGAGAGGTAGAGCCGCTAGAAGAAGATGGAACTGTTAACTTAAATTTTATATTATGAACACAATTACAATTACTTTGGCTGTATTAGCCGCATTATCAATTTTATTAAATTTTTATTTAATTTATCTATATACAGGTAAAATTAAAGATGCAGACCGCGATATGATTGCGGATGTTGCAGAAGAAGCTGCTGCTGAAATTAAAAAAAGAGCACAAACTGTTGTGCAAGAAATGAAAGACGTAGGAGCTGTAGTAAAAGAAGTAGGTAATCAAATAGGAGATATTCCAGCGGCTGTAGCCGGAAAAACCAGAACAGGTAGAAAACCTAAAAACTAAT